GATTGTATGCCAATCATATAGTTGATTTAGTTAAAGCAGGAAAGAAAGCAGAAGCAAAAGCAAAACTAATGGAGTTTGCTAAAGAGTCTGGTGATCAATGGAAACACAGAGTGGATGCTATTGTGGAAGGTGTAAATGATTTTGGTGATCAAGGTGGTTTAACACCTAAGCAAGTTAAATTTATGCTTGGACAATTCAGAGTTATTCAACGTAAACCTTTAGATAGTAGTGGTACATTCTACGAGAAAGCGTCTGTTACTTCTAAGTTATTAAGAAATATAAATGCTGTTACACTTTTAAGTTATACAACTTTAACATCTATACCTGATGTATTCTTACCTCTTATTAGAGGTGGTAGTATGAAGTCTTTTATTAAAGGTTGGAAGAATTTTTCAACAGATAAACATTATAGAGAGATGTTATCTCGTACAGGATTAAACATAGAGAATATTAACCATGATAGATTAGCTGGTATGTATGGATCAGCAGGTGGAAGAACAGCAAACAACTTCTTCCATGTTACTTTACTTTCACAGTGGACAGATACAATGAGAAAGCTGGGTGGTGCAACAGGATTTGAAACTATGCGTACCATGAATAGAATAGCAGCAGACTTGTATCGACCAGACGGCAAGATGCCTGTTAAGTATCGTACAGCTGCAAGAATACTACGTCAGTTTGGTTTAGAAGATTATGCTAAACCTGATCCTGAAACAGGTAGATTTAAGATGATTGGTGAAATGGGTGAGATGATGGGTGGTAGTGATTCAATGAGATTCAGAGAAGCTATGATTAAGTTTGCTAATGAAACAATCTTTGCACCTAACACAAATGATAATCCTTTATGGAGTCAAACACCTATTGGATCAATGATTTATCAACTTAAATCATTCCCTGTTATGATGGGTAAACTAACAATGAATGTAGTAAAGGAAGCAAAGCAAGGTAATGTATCCCCTCTTCTTTATCTCATGACTGTAGGTACAGGATTAGGTGGTGCTGGATCACTAGCTATGAAAGATGTTGTACAATTCAGAGGTGGTGAAGATCAAGATAAAGCACAATTACGTGAAAGATTACTAACAAATATATCTAAAGAGTTTGGTAATAAGGATGGTAAGATTAAATGGGTAGATGGATTAGAAAAAGACTTGTCTGTTTTCATTAAAAATCACCCTGAGATGTTATCAATAGCATTAGCTGCTGGATATAATCCTAGTATGCATGGTAGTATTGATTCATTCTTTGGATGGTATATTGAATCTTTACTACAGACAGGTGGATTAGGTATGGTTGGTGAGTTACTTTATAACTCTGCCGCACAAGCAGACAATGGTGCATATGGTTTCCAACGTATAGCATCATACTTATTAGGACCATCATTTGATACAGTAGGAATACAAAGCTTTAATGCATTATCAGGTGGAGCAGAATGGTTATCAGATGCAGCAGGTGCCGATGTAACCAATGCTAAACGTAGAAGTTTAATAAGAGGATTGTTAAATCGTGTACCTTTCTTAGGTGGTAACAAAGCATTTAGAGAAAAGGGGACGAACATTTTAGCAGGAGATGCACAAGATAATGGAAGAAGATCCGCATGGAGTGGATTCTCTGGATCATTTGGAAAAGGATATTAACATGCCAAAAGTTGGAAAGAAAAGCTACCCATATACTGCTGCTGGAAAAGCTGCCGCAAAGAAAGCAGCAAAGAAAACTGGTAAGCCTATGGTAAACTCAAAATCAAAAAGTAAAAAAGGTTATTAATCTTTTGTAGAATCAGGGGGAATAAATACTACTTCCTCCTTTTTCTTTTTCTCTTCTTCTCTTATTTCCTTACGTAATTCTTTTTTTATTTCTTTGTGAATATTCTGTCTGACTAAATTCTTTTCTTTTTCTGCAATCACATTATCAAGATATTTAATCTTATCTTTATCTTCCATTATCTTCCATTCAGCTTCTTCTATCTTTTCTTGTGTCCACATATTCTTTTCCATTTCATCTAATTGTTTTTTTGTATAAGCCCAGTCACTCACTATCAACTACCTCTCCTCCACAAGCAGCATACCCCGCAATATCAACCCATGAATCCATATGATTTGGATCTTCTTGTAGTCTGGCTATCTTAGTCCACACCATCATTTGTACTAACTGTGCTTGTGTAATTTTATGACCTAATATTAGTTCCCATCCATCTATAATTCTTTTAAAGTTTACTTTAGGATCCCCATATTTCTGTTGTCTGTCACCTGTTATTAATTCTTTTGCTTTCTCTAAAACATCTGCTTTCTTCATTGGAAATTTCTTATTCATTTTATGCTCCATATTCTAATTGTAATGTTAAGGTGTTTATCTCTACGTCAAAGTCTCTTACTAATGAACGCAACTCGACTATCTCTCTTTCAAGGTGTCGCTTCTTATCTACTGCTTTAGCTCTTTGATGTTTGACTTCATCAGTAAATAAATCTCTATCTGAATCAATCTCATCTATTCTTTCTTCTATACTTTTCTTTTCTACCTCCTTTGATTCTATTTCTGTCTCTCGTTTATTCTTATCGTATCCAAGCTTACGAATGATATCAATTGTATTACTCATACATGTTCACCATTCTTTGAAAATCATCTTTTAAATCAGACATTTTCTTTTCCCTTTCCTCTTTGTTTATTATTTTTTTAATAATGTTTTGTTTCTTCGTGTATTCCCTAAGCCTTTTCGTGTCTGCCAAAGTACATTTTTCAAAATAAGATTGAGGAATTTTCCCTAACGTACCCCACGCAGTCATGAGGCACCAAAGGGTTTAGGAAGAAATAATGTGTAATCGTCACAAGTATTTACTGCTTCTTTGTTGTGGTTATTACACCACCACGCCTTGCCTCCAGTGTCTGCTGCAATGGCATGTGTACAATTGTGACAAGCAGGAGAAGGTTTTAATCCTTCCCAACATGCTTCTCTCTTGAAGCATGATTTACAACGCCAATCAGTTTTATCTTTAGCAATGCGTTTACCTTCATTGTTTAAGACAACATTGATTCTGCGTAGTAACTCTGAGTATTCGAATTCATCGAATGTAATTATCTCTGATAAATATTCACTGGTATTTTTATTATAGGAAACAAAGCAGGATTTTTTTATACCACTTAATCCCATCATCAACTGTACCTGTGCGTAGTATTTATAGTCTGATACTTTAACACCAACCTTCTTACATCTGTTGTGTCTAGTAGCATTCATACTTTTAATTTCTAATAGGTGTAACTCACCATCGATTGTTATGTTGCCATCACCACTACCTGACACATGATTACCGAACATAGAATAATAAAATTGTTTCTTTGTTTCTGGATCAACTTCATATACTTCGTATCCAGCTTTTTTTAAATCAGCGACAACGTCTTCTTCTATTCTGTGACCATCTCTAAATATTCTTTTGATACGTGCCTGTGGTGGTGTTTCAGGAAAACCTCTATGGCACAAAGTTATATAAGCATCACAAGGATGACCGACACCAGAAGCACCAATGTATTGTCTTGTTTCTTCTTTAGGCATATCATTATATGCCTTGTCTATCTTACTAACTATATCGTCTTCCATTGTACAACTTATCTTCTTCTTCTTTTGTGATGAGTCGGATACGATAACCTCTTTCTGCTACTCGCAGACGAGAGTCTTTATCCTGTTTTTTTAAATGCTTGTTGATCTTACTAACAACATCATTCTTCTTTCTCATCTGGTTTATCCTCGTGTGTGTGTTCAATAATATCGTTCATTCCTGAAGCGATTTCTTCTAACTCTTCTCTTGACATATTAGACAACTCTTTATCTCTTATGTCTACCTGTGCGTAGGTCATTGATATGTCTGGTATTACCTTGTTTAATAAGGCAGTGAATACTCTTGCTTGTGTAGGAGTCCACTCTATCTTACCATCTAATACTTCTTGTGCTTTGTTTAAATTTTTTGTTAAAGAAGAAGCGATGCCACTCCTCAACTTCATTACTTGCTGAGGAGTAAGCACTACTTCTTTACTTGGTTTCTTAGGAGCAGGCATTAAAATGGGATCTCGTCCCCTTGATCTGCTCCGTTTACTACAGGTGGTGACGAAGGAACGGAAGAATCCACCTTATAGTAAGCACCAAATCTCTTCACCCTACTACCTTCACGTTCAGTACCAGAGTTATCTGTATAACTGTCTGGCTCTACATGAACTCCGACATTCAACCCGACAAGGGTTGCAATGTCTCCTGGCTTATCTGGGCTAGTATGACCACCATGAGTAAGCAGAGATTTTAATTTCTCTCTTCCCCATTTTTGTGCATTAAGTTTATTAGTTTTTTCTGTGTCACTCATTGATTCAGACACGGGTAAATGAACGTTAATAAAATCTTTTATTGTTCCTCCACTCTCTATATCTTTCAACTCTACCATTACTTGTGATCCACCACTTCGTGTTGGTCGAACTTCAGCAGTACTGATAGTACACACGTAGTCTCCTTTTTTTAGAATTGTTCCACCACTTGATTCTCGTTGTGTATCAACTCCGTTTAAATCTATATCTCTAAATGAAAATGACATTATGCAGCCTCCTTCTTGTTTTTAGGTTTATCTTCCATTAGTTTAAATAGTTCTGTGATATTGGATGTACGCATTACAGCCTCTATCTTTCTGTTAGGATCTCGAACTTTACCCTTCCATCCACGTACCTCATCAGTCACTAGGAATCTTTCTACTTTTGGATCAGTACGATCTCCGTCTGTAGTACGAACTCCACACAAGACATTATCAAAGATTGCAGGTAATTGTTTTTGTACACTGCCACCTTTAATCATTGCCCAGTAATCTGTTTCACCATTGTCATTTGTTTCTTCTTTAGCTAAAGCAGTAACAACAACATTGTATGGTAGATCTCTAATCCATTTAACACTACCTAACATGAGTCTTTGGTTATCACCCCACATAGCAAGTTTGTTTCTGCTATCTTTGTACTCGAGTTCTAAGTGTTGTATTAGTCTGTCAGATAATTCTGTTAAACTATCTAACATTATCCATTTGTATCCAGCTGATTTAAAATCATCAGTTTCCATAATCTTACAGATATTTCTGAACGAGTAGATATTTTTTGATGGACTATTCTCACCATCCCATGATGTAAATGGTAGATAATCTATGTCTGCATTCATTATTGAACGTAATCCACTCTCACCACTTATGATAAATCCCTTACCATAATACTTCATCATATGTATTGCTTGAGTAGTTTTACCCCAGCCATGATGTCCATATAATAAAGTTTTTTGTACTCCTGAATTTTCTACAGCTGATGTTTTCATAGGTTTAAACGTCATGAAGACTCCTTATTTCTATTACTGGTTTCACATTTCTTACAGTAAGAGCATCTTTTAATTTTGTTTGCTCTGCAAGATGAAGGTTTTTAAACTTATTTCTATGAACACTCAGTGTTTGATTTACATGTGAAGGCACTCCGCCTTTGTACATGGTTGCTAGTTTATTATTATCCCACACCCAATTCTCTCTACGTTTTAAAGTTACAGAATAATTATCTGTTTCCATATGATGTGTTCCCGATTCAGTAGGTAGATGTGTGGCAATCTCTTGCTCCACAGTTTCTAGCTTATACTTCAATCGATCTACTTGATCCTTTAATGTATTCGCTGTACCAACTAGCTTATCAAGATCATTAGTAGGAGTTACTGTTGTTGAGGGGGGTATAGTCTTAGTATGATTGAAAGGATTTCCTCTCATATTTTTCACCTCTTGTTAATTGTTCAATATCAGATCATTATCATCTAATACTTTTTGCTATCTTTAGTTTTAATATTGTTGACAAAGTATGTCAAGGTTTATAAAAGTATGTGTGTTGGATACAATACATAAACTTGGAGACAGAATGATTTTAAATATATCACGATTAATCAATGACTTAGGTGGTGCTGCCGTTGTGGCAAAGGCTCTGAATAAGCATAGAACTGCACCCTATGGGTGGATACAAAGAAAAAAAATATCAAGCGACATACTAGAACTTATTAAGAAACATTACCCAGAGGTTAAAATTGATGAATACTTTGAACAAACTACCACAAACTAATTTAGTACAAGAAGAAGCAATAGAATATATTGGAAGAGGATGGTCAGTTATACCTATTCATCCAACACAAAAGATACCACTGATTAAGTGGAAAGAATTTCAATCACGTTTAGCAACAGAAGATGAATTAGATTATTGGTTTAAAAAATTTCCTGACGCACAGATAGCAGTAGTAACAGGAACAATATCTGGATTGATTGTTGTTGATGCTGATAGTGATAATGCAAAAATATTTTGTAAAGCAAATAGTTTAACATCACCTTTTGCAGTTAAAACTAAAAGAGGTATGCATTATTATTTTCAACATCCTAAACATGGATACAGAAAAAAGAATGCAACAAATTTATATGGCGTATCTCATTTAGATTTACGGGCAGATGGTGGTTATGTATTAGCACCACCTAGTCATGGTAAAGCTTGGGAGCCATTCACTATAGACTGGGAAGATATGCCTATGTGGTCTGGTGATGGTGACTTAGTTGATGTCAATTTTTCGTGGGAAAACCTAGACTTATCAAGTGTACAAGTAAAAAAACCAGAAGACTATCTACCTATGTGGGAACGTATGGAGATACAAATAAAGAAAGATGG